TCGAACACGCTGCCACCAGGGGAATGAATGTCGATGTTCAGCGTGTCAACCGCGGTTTCCGCGCTATTTGTAAAACGTCCTTCCGCGTCAACAATGTTGAAAGCGTAATCAATTTCGCTCATTAATTGCCGACGTGAATATTCGTCGATTTGCTCATCCAGCTTTAGCGATGCTGCTTTGTTTTCAATTGTCAGGAATTTCATTGGTGTTGTTGGTTTGAGTTTCCTCTTGTTTGCTTTCTTTCACTTCGTTTGGCGTAAGCATTGCCATTTCACGATCTTCAATTTCAACTTTATAGCCGGATTGTTTTGATACCTCCTCCGCTACTTGTGCGGCAATAACTTTCCGCATTGCCACACTGTGTGCGCGTCGGGTGTAAAATTCCTCCTCGGTCATGCCGTAACGAGCTTCGGTGATATCTGCCGTGTTGCGTAGTCCGACGCGCCATTCTTCGACTTCCATCCCGCTTTCCCGTCCGTCGTCAACTGACAAACGTGCAGGCGTTGAAAATGCCCATGCGAACGGGTGATCCAACAATGGAACGCGTCCGACAGCTTGAAAACAAGAATATGCCCACGAAAATGCATTCAGCGCGGCACGTTTTAGCAGTCGTTGACGCTGTGAAATGAATCGGCGGCATTTGACAATCTCCGCCCGTGCATCGGTTCCTTGGCCTGATCCTTTCCAGATTTGATAACTCCACACGGGAATCAAGCTCATGCGAATCATTCGATCTTGAAACGATTCCCAAATCTCACCCGGCGTGTCGTGCTTCAATTGCTCGATCTTGTCCCCGCTGCCGGATTGCATGTATACGATTCCCGGTGCTGGATTGTTCAACACAAACCCACCATCCACGCCGTTTCCGTTTTGTGCGCCGTTCTGATTGCCATACATGACAGACGGGTCATCCAAGTCTGGCCCTCCGGTGTCGTTAAAAACAGTCAGGTGCAAACGCGATACGATTTGTTGCCGAATTCGTTCATCCTCGGTGCTGGCAAGCGTGGCGGTGATGTCTAGCAATGCGTGGGAAAATGCAGGAACTCCGCGGGACTGGTCGCAAAAATCTGGGTCGTAAATGTGAATGACATTCGCCGCGTCAACGTCGTAAAACGTGTCCATGTTTTCGCCAGTCAGGATTCGATACGCCGCTGGTTTGCCGTTGTAAAACTGGATGACCCCGTCGTTGATCTTGTAGCCTTTGTATTTTCCCTCGCTGACCGTCTTGTAATCGCCGCAGTTGCCGACGCGATGAGCCGGGACAATCTGCAATTTAGGAAATCCATCGGCGGATTTTACTTTGATCCAAAAAATGTCCCCGTCGCGGTCTAGCGCGATGCTGGAAAGTTCTAGCAGTTTGTGCCAATCGAACACGCCTCCGCGCTCGGTGCAGTTAGGAAACCATGCTTTGCGCATGAATGTGGCAATCGACTTGCCGTCCGCAAAGTCAGATTCCCCGACGTAAGCAGGCAAGAACGCATCGCCGACGCTGTAATCCGCTTTCTGGTCTACTGCCCCTTTGATTACGCCGACGTTGCTGTATAGCCGCGATGACAAGCTCCGCAAGCGTTTGTTGTCCAACGGACTGACTAGCTTGTCGAAATCATCCGTTTTAATCGGATAAACGACCCCACGTGTGCGGTTGTATTCCGCAGCATGCATGTATCGCTGTGGCGTGAATGGTTGCCCGAACTCGTTTAGTATTGCCATAATTTAAAAAACGGTTGTGTTTGTTGAACGCAAGGCGCCGCCGTTGTCGTCAAATTTCACAATCAGACTAAGCAGAGCCAAACGCTGGTTTTGCGTCATTCCTCCACCGTCCGCAACAAAGCTGTTTCCGTTGCTGTTGCCTTGGATGATCTTCATCCCGGCGTTAGGATCGGTTGCAATGGCAAGTGCAAGCGACGTGGCCTCTGCGCGGATTTGCGCCAAGGCTTTTTCATTGCTGGCCAGCAAATTATACGTTCTACGGGCCTGTGCATAAACGGACATGCCAAATATGTTAGACCCGTTTCGTTAGATTGTCAATTTCTAACAGTTTGCATCAAGAAACGCTATCGCGTTCCTGTGCAGTTTTGTTCATAATTTCAATCTGCCATTTCCAGTTTTAAAATCCCCTTAACCGACGCGCCGACGATGCCCATGACTTCGCAGTCCCATAAATGGTTATGCTTGTGCGCCTTGATTTTCTCCCATCGCCAACGGCCAGGACTGATTTCTTTCTTGGCCTCGCTGGTCATCTGCTCTTGGTAATTCTTTGAAACATCCTGCGGTATCCCAAACGCACCGCCAACCATCACCGCCGCAAGCGCATCCTTGGCTCGAAGGTTTGAAAAGCCAATGGTGCGGTATTGCAATCCGTCGCTTGTCTGGCTGTATTGATAGCGTGAGTAAATGCGCCACACTTTGCGCGGACGGTTCTTTGTGCCGACGTCAAATTGATATCCTTTGTCGTTGTCGTGGCCGATTAAAATGTTCCAATGATTGCCAATATCCTTCCCGCAATGCTGGTAAACTTGCCGCACAATCTCATCAGGCCCATACCGTCCGTCGATGAAAACATCGCGATTGCCTAGCGAAAATCGTTCTTGCAGGTCAAAAAGAGTTTGCCAAGTGTCAACAAACCCTTCCCACAATAGCCGCGATGATACGCCGTCACCGACTTTCCACGCCCTAATCCTTACCCAAAAACCGACTTTCTGGTTGTCGATCTGCATGTCCCGCCAGTGTTCCCCGTCCCATTTCTCCCCGGCGTGGTATTGGTTTTTAAAATAGACTTCCCCGTCCGTGTTCAATGTAGGCGCGTCGTTAGGTGCTTCCCAGAACTGGCCAAGCTCTTTGTTGATAAACTGCCGCAACGGTTCAAGGTTGCCGTGTTTGATCTCGTTATTTGCCATGATCCAGAGTTTGACAATTTCACTCCAGGTCTTTGTCCACACTGTTAAGAACGTCCACGAATACGTTACGCGATCCTTAAAATGTTTGTTCCCGTTCCATACCGGCTTACAAATAGACCACTTGCGCCGGTTGCTATCGGTATCTTCGAACTCGGTTTTGCAGTTAGGACAAACGAGACGCACCGATTCGTTGATTGCTACCCAATCAAGCTCCCCGTTTAAGTCCGTGGTTTTCTCGTAGCTCATCATGTTCATTGTCACTGGCTGGTATTTGTGGCACTCAGGGCAAAGGTGATGCCCGTCATGCCATTTCCCATTCCGGCAAAACTCATGCCATTCAGTCCCCTCGTTGCCGCCCTGCGATTGCAACAGCATCTTGCGGTTTAAACGGTTATGATGCCGACGTAAAAACTCGCCAATCATACCTTCTTCCCATCGCCAGTTTTCATCCCCGAAACAATACCGCATCGACGCTTCTTGCGTGTTGGTTTCGTTTGCTCCACCGGTGAAAAGTGACATATGCTTAAACATGATTTGATCCTTTTTCATGTCGTGCCTTCTGATTCCTGTGGGAATGAATTCCTTTGTCCAAGGCGATTTCTTCAATACTCGAAGAAAACGTGATTCCATCCACTTGCGCGTTGTCAGGTTTGTTTGTCCTAGAATTAGCGTGTCGCCTGGATCTTGCGCAACAACGTAGCTTCCGCAAACCTCGAAAATGGTAGTCTTGCCAAATCCCGTAACCGCTACGTTTGCAATCTCCTTTACCGTGCCGTCCGTGAACGCGTTGAGGATAAAAGCGTGTGCAGGAATCGCCGTCGGGTCATACTTCGCTCCGTATTGCGATCCGGCAAGATAGACGTTGCGCCCTGCCAACTCGGACAATGACAGACGATCAGGCGGCTTAGTTGCCGTCAGGATGCCCCAAAGGTATGGCGATTCATTGCGGGTCATAAGTCGATTCGCTGGAAACTTCCTTCAATATGGCATAGGCATAGTCCTCGCATCGCTTGACCGCTTCGGCGTATTCCAAACCGATTATCATCTGCGGCAATTCTGCTGGAATCTTCAAAATCATCTGTTTGAAAACGTGGCCGACTCGGAGCGCGTCACGCTCGACGGACTCTTTTGTGATGTATTGCCCCATTTCGCAATGCAAGCGAAAAGCATTTTTCAATCCTGCCAGTTTTGTTGAGATCGTCCTGGCCGTCTCAAAATCAGGTGCAGCAATCAGCGCGGATTCCAGCTTGCTAATCTCTGCCGGGATTTCTTCGGCTGAAATATCTGTAATGTCAGCGGCAAAGTTTTCGTCGTCGTCGTTGGCCGTTTCCTTTTTCGGTTGTTGCCGCCGTTGCCTCAATTTGTGCCGTAACCCGTCGATGTCGTCCAAATCCCATCCGCGTGAAATCCAGTCCGTTACGTGGTCTCGGTTAATTTTCATGCCTAGAGCTTCGGACAATCGGGCAGCAATCGCCGCTTGTGAATCAGGTTTCTTAGGTCGTCCTCTTTTCGGTGTTGTCATACGTTACTGTGAAACTGTGTAAACGGGTGTTTCGTAAATAAATCCCGTTAG